CGATGAACTCTTTATTGTCATGACCAGGAAGTAAAATTTTCTTATGGCTAGAAGAGCAAAAGTCAAAGAGGACTATTACACACCTCTGGAAAACTATTGTATTTCTTTGAATGAATACTATAAAGCACTGCGTAAAGCAGGTTTCAGTGTTGACATTTGCATGGCCATGATTATGGACAAAGCCAGTTACCCAGACTGGATATTACCTAAACCTATTGACTTCGATCCAGACAATCCAGATTTCACACCTTATGAAAATGATGAGGATTAAAGCCTATGAAAAAGGTTGTAGTAATTTCAGACCTTCAAGTTCCCTACCATGACCCAGTCGCAATTAGAAATGTTGTGGCGTTTATTAAACGCTTCAAACCAGACCAGGTCATTACAATTGGAGACGAAATTGATATGCCGCAAGTGTCGCGTTGGACAGAAGGCACTCCCGGATGGTTTGAACAAACACTGGCAAGTGATCGCGATGCAACTGTCGAGATATTGTGGGATCTTCAGGTAACAGACATGATTCGGTCAAATCACACCGACCGCCTATACAACGTGATTATGAAGAAGATTCCAGCATTTCTAGCACTACCAGAATTGAAGTTCGAGAAGTTTATGAAGCTAGATGAATTGGGCATTAAGTTCCATCGCAAGCCTTTAGAGTTCGCGCCCGACTGGATAGCCATCCATGGGGATGAGGGTAGCGTGAAGCCTATACCCGGTTTAACGGCCTTAGAATCGGCTAGAAGGCATGGAAAGAGCGTGGTGTGTGGACACACTCACAGAGCAGGCCAATCGGCCTTTACAGAGGCATCTGGGGGCGTTTTAGGGCGTGTTCTGCGTGGGGTCGAAGTAGGCAATCTTATGGACTTTAAGAAGGCTGGATACACCAAGGGCGTGGCTAACTGGCAACAGGCATTTGCCGTGTTTTATGTTGATAAAAAGGCCGTAACCAATACGATCGTGCATATTGAAAAAGATGGCTCATTCGTGTTTGAAGGTAAAAGGTATGGATAAAGGCTTCTGCGGGGCTGAATGGCTCAACATGGATGAAGATTTCGTTATCAAATTGTTATCAAAATATGCTTGCATGAGGTTGATTTAGCCTGTTATAGGTGCCACCCTTATCTTATTCACAAACCCTTGTGGATAGATTTGGGAGAAATCATGGAAGAGTTAAACGCTTTAAGTTTATTGTGTGCTATCACACTGCCCCCACTAGCTGCATTCTCGGCTTATTGGTCAGGTTACAATCGAGGCAAAAGAGAAGGCTGGCACGCTGGCCGTTCATTAATGCGTATTCCTATGGATACGAGTCGATGAAGAGAGATGAAATCCTTAGAAGCGCCGAAGCAATTGCGAACGCTAGAGATATTGAATATGGATCACCAAATGTTTCTATGCTTCGAATCTCGCGACTCTGGTCAGAGTATCTGGGTTATCCAATCGACCCTCACGAGGTCGCAGTCTGTATGCTGCTACTCAAAGTCAGTCGTATCTCGGAGCAAGCGGAACACAAAGATAGTTACTTCGACATTATCAACTACGCAACTATTGCAGGAGAACTTGCCACAATGGACTGGGATGATCTTGATGCTGGTTAATGCCAAAAAAGGCCAATGGTGCGATTACCATAAATACCAATATGGGGCCACAAATCCAAAAGGCCAGGTGCAAGCTGCGTGGACTATCATTTCAGAACTTCCACGATCATCAAAGATTCCACGTCATTACTGTCAGGAATGCGCAGTAGATTCTAGTAAATGGGCCGATGGAACATTCTTCGACTTGAAAAAACAAATCCAATTCGCACAAGAGAGATACGGACTAACCCAAGGAGCATTAGATGGCATTTGACCTAAGTCAATACGAGACAGTTGAATCAAGACTGGAGAAGTTCATCGCAGACTATCCAGATTTCCGAATCGATACAGTTATGGAGAGTTTTGCAAATGATAGATTTATTGTTAGAGCGGCTATTTACCGCACTTTCGCGGATGAAGTTCCATTCTCAACGGGATACGCTGAAGAGAAGATTAGTGATCGCGGTGTCAATTCAACTTCTGCGTTGGAGAATTGCGAGACTTCGGCGATTGGCCGGGCACTTGCAAATGCAGGTTATGCAGCAAAAGGCAAGAGAGCAAGTCAGTCAGAGATGGCAAAAGTCGCACGAGTAAAGAATGATTTGGCAAGTGAAGCAATTGCAAATGCGCCACTGGCTATCAATAACACTTGGGATGAATTCGTAGGTAAAGAACCAACGCCAGAGCCGGTCTCACTGGAAGAAGCTGCGCAATTAGTGCAACAGACATTCGGAGAAGCTGAGCCAATACCTACATGTTCTCATGGACCACGGACAATTAAGTCTGGCGTTAGCGCATCAGGTAAAGCTTGGCAAGGCGCTATGTGTGAAGTTCGTGGTGCATCTAAGGGAGACAGATGTCCTGCAATTTGGTATGTGATGAGCAAAACAACAGGCAAATGGAGATTACCGGAAGGAGTTGAATGATGGGTTATGTTGAAATAACAAGACCAGATGGCACTAAAACCTTGCTTGGAGAAGTGCCAGTTCTGATCTGTCAGATGTGTAACGAAATGCCGCATTTAGATGATTCAGTGCGGGTGCATAGTATATCGCCGTTGCAGTGGCAATGCGAGAAATGCCATGCGGTAAACGGATGAAGTGGACAAAAGAAGCTGATGAGTTGATTTCCCAGAGGCATTTAACGGCCAAGGAATTGGCTGAAGCCCTGGGAATTACTCCACACGCAGTTTATAACAGGCGATCTAAGCTAGGAATTAGATTCTGGAAAAAAGAAATGGCAGAGGGTCAAATACCGGGTCATTACAAAGCAAGAAAATGGCCCGCATCATTAAAAACCTATAAAAAAATTGTCATGGTTCGAGATAACTGGACTTGCGTGTATTGTGGAAAACCAGCAAACCAAGTAGATCATGTAATTCCACAAGTTCATGGTGGTTCTGATTTGCCGAGCAATTTGGTGGCAAGTTGTGCCAGTTGCAATAACTTAAAAGGTTCTAGTTGCGCAGAATGCCCAAATTGGAGAAAACAAATTGTCCCAGCATAGAAAACACCGGGGTTACCGGACTCAAAGAATAGTTAGCGATTATATGCGCCAGTGGTTTCCGTTCGCGGATTCAGCTGGTGCAGGTCGCCAAGGTTCAGATGTGTTAAATGTGCCATTTGACGTAGAAGTAAAGGCCAGAGCCGGGTTCAACCCTAAAGCTGCTATGGATCAACTAAAAAGCCGTAAATCAGGCAAGTTAGGCTTCGCAGTGCTTAGACTTAACGGCCAAGGTGAAAACCCGGAAGATTATTGCTGCATCATTAGAATGGATGATTTAATGGGTTTGTTCATACAAGGTGGATATACTAGGAACCTGACACTAGAACCAGAGCGGTGCGACCAATATGGCCACTGGAAGATAAAGAACCAGGAGTGTCCTCAATGCCAGTCTATGAATTCCAATGTCTAACCTGCATGGTTATCCATGAGCATTTCATCCCATTTGGGTTAGAAACCGCTGATCCCATTCACTGCAATGAGCAGATGATAAAGCTCTTTACACCGCCAGCCATCCACTTCAAAGGTTCGGGGTTTTATAAAAACGATTCTAAAAGGTAGTGCGACTCGCCGTCTGACCAGGGGTTTTACCGAAAGGACTTGACATGACCATTACACTTAACTTGCTAAAGTGCTTCAGGCACTTCGCGCAAGCCGCAGCGCGGATAGCTTGCGCAGTAGTAAGTGTCCTGGGGATACTATTCATTAGCGCAGCCAATGCCGTTGCACCAATCCATAATGGTATTCCAATACAACAAACACCAAAGATGTATGCAAAAGCCGTTTTACCATTAGATGAATACAAATGCGCATTAGAGTTATATACAAGAGAATCTAATTGGAGAGTAGAAGCTAAGAACGGCCCACACTATGGGATACCTCAAGGCAGAAGCCTTTACCTAAAGACTGCTACTGGAATAGAACAGGTTAAGTGGGGAATCGCGTATAACCTTAATCGCTATGGATCTATGTGTGCAGCTCTTGCATTCT